ATGCAATAATATCCGCCAAGTGTTCCAACCACCCTCCTACATGGAGATCTAAAACGCAGTCTGGCTACATACGTCTTGTGTGGGAGTTTGAGAAGAGCTTACCAATCGCTCCCGAGATGTTTGACACCTTCATCAAATGCCTGAAGAACATAATAAAAGTAGACCGAGTGTTCGCGGGTTTTGATTCATCCTCTCTGAGAGCATCTCAATATTTCGAGTTAGGAGAAGACTGGGTAAACATGGGTGGGGTTGTGTCTAGCGCAACCATTCAGACAGCACTTACTAAGGCAGCGAGTATGAAGCCGCCTACAACCAACGACACCGCGATCCCAATCGAAGTAGTCGCCGAGGAGATTGATAAACAGTTTCCTAATAGGTGGATAGGAGATGTAGAGATTGGTGCCCGAGGTCCTTTGTTTTGGATAGACGATGGCATCCATCGAGAGGGTTGTCAGGTAGCTGAGGACGGGATGATCTGTTACTCAGACAGAGCTGGGAAGGGCTTCATGAGTTGGCGTGAAATATTTGGCGCTAAGTTTGTAGCGGATTATGAAGAGACCAAGATGGGTAATCTTCTGGATGAGTACTGGTTCAACGGTAGAAATTTCTTCAAGCTGCTATACAGCTCTGCGGTAACAATACCAAAAGAGCAGCTTATTCTAGAGCTGCGGCAGACAGGCTTTTCTATGAAGCCCAAGAAAGGGCAGGCACTAACTGAAGTTGAGGCGGCTCTTTTGACGATAAGTAACCACAATCGTATAGACGAGATCGCTCCAGTCATATTCTCTAAGGATCGTGTAGTGTCATACAACAGTCAGAGAATATTGAATAACGCTAACATCACCCCCGTAGAACCAGAAACAGACGGCGACCCCGCCAACTGGCCGTTTATTCATGACTGGCTGGGCCAGCTTTTCAAGAACTCTACCCCTGTGATTACAGTCAACTACTTCTACGCTTGGCTCAAAAGGTTTTATGAAGCTGTCATTGAGCGTAAGATGTCGCAGGGGCAGGCGCTCATATTAGTGGGGGCCACTAGCAAAGGTAAAAGCCTCCTATCCAATAGAGTTATTTCAGGACTGGTAGGTGGTTATGCTGACGCTAGTGACTACCTATCAGGGCAAACTAAATTCAACAAGGACTTGGGGAGGGTCGCTGCGTGGGTCATCGACGACACCACATCAGCCGCCAGCTTCCAAGATCAACGAAAGGCTACAGAGCTAATCAAAAGGTCGGTCGCCAATCCGCGTGTAGAGTATCAGGCCAAGTATGCAGACGCGCTATCAGTCCCGTGGGCCGGTCGTGTAATCCTGTCATTGAACATGGACGCGAATAGCCTATCGGTTATACCTGCTCTAGATAGCAGCAACCGAGATAAGCTAATGGCCCTTCGGGTTCGGGACGATGCTAGGAGCAAGTTCCCAGCGAACAGCGTGGTTGAGGCCACCATCAAAAAAGAACTGCCGCATCTAGGACGATGGCTATTAGATTGGGATCCCCCAGAACAAATAATGGTCGGAGGTAGATTTGGAGTAGCTAGTTTTATTGATGAGTCAGTGGCGTCTGCTGCTTACGATAACTCCAGTAGATCGTCCATAGCCGAGCTAGTTGAGTTCTTCTGCAAGAGATGCCGTGAACAGAACGACACCATACCAGAATGGAGAGGAACCCTCACGGAGTTTCAGGTCCTTTTGCATGAGTTCAACAACGGCAGAAGTGTTGGCATGAGTCACAACCTAGAGTTTGTTCGGCGTGGTATGGCTTCGCTGGAAGAGGCTGGAAAAAACAACACACATGTCCGACCTGTTTTCTCTAAAGGAAAGGGTGGGGGTAAGATGTGGACCATCAACCTTGCGAAAACTTTTGACATATCTGAAAGCCCGGTTTAATCAAAGACATGGCTGAAACAGAAACTTACGCCTACCTCGATGAGTTCTCTGACTTGGAGCAGGTCGAGACCAGAATACAGTTGCTGAGGGAAGACTATAGAGCTCTGACAAATCGAATAGAGCACTACGGAAACAACCGTAGTAGACTGGAACTCGATATAAGAAAGCTCAAAGGATTAGCCGCTAGCATTAAAGAGAGACGGGCGAACGAAGACATTTAATGGGTACATGATACCCACTTACTTTGTAGCTAAAGCCATCCTCGTCCTTCTCTCCGCGCTTCTTGTAGCACCCCTTGCTCAGTAGCTGATTTGTTGGTAGCCACCCTAGTAGCCATACTTTGCTAAGGTCTTTGCGAACACGGATGAAATAGTAAAACTCCGCAGCGGGTTCTTTGCTGGCGGGACAGTTTACAGAAGCCGTAAAATGGGGTTGGGGTCGGCTGCTGCAAGTTTTAGACTTTATATCTATTTTCTTTTCGCCGAGACAATAGTCGTGTGTAAAGCTGCGCCCGCCCACGTAACGTGCTTCAGGGTAAAGAAGACCGAAGGCTACTTCACCTAGAAAGCCAGTCATCCGGCCAAGCCCCCGAGTAAATGAGCTAGGCGTAATACCTAGCTTTTGACTGCGCTCAAAGGCTTGTTTTACATTCTCTGAAGATGGGGTGAACACTATGTGCCGACATCCCCGCTTCTTAGAGAACTGACGGGGGAGTTTTCGGCTCATTACCAGAGACGGCTACATGCCCAATATCTAGCCGTGGTTTTGTCTTTAGCAGAGGCGCAGTTGTGGCGAGCGCGAAAGTTGGCTCTTCTTTTGGGATCTTTGTGTTTAGTGAAATCGCTGTAGTCCCTATGGCCGTAAGATACCTTCTTCACTTTGTTCCCTTGTTTGGCTAAGACTACGAACTTCTTCTTAGATCCTTTGGGTGCTCTCTTAGGCTTGTTGAAGCCCGGATAAGTCTCACCCATGTAAGATATCCTACCAGACGGTAATCGTTTAAATCGTTTCTGTGTCATGCCATTCTTTTCTTTTGCTTGTTCTTTCTTTTCTTCTCTACAAAACCATGAGCGCGTCTTTCGGCATCAGTGTACTTGGCGGTTTGTTTGCCCCTAGCATGAGCTTTACGTTTCCGCGCATTAGCGGCAGCTTTCTCTGAAGAGGATAAACTATCTCTTACACGCTTTGGCCCATACCGCCCTCTTTGACTGCGGGGTTTCTTTTTGTCCGACTCGTTGTAGAAGTCCCAATCTTCATCGGACCACTTCTTAAGAGACTTCTGAGAAGCTTTCATAGTCTAAGAGGTGTAACCTCCTCCTCTTTTCTTATATTCCATAGCCAAGAACTGCGCTTTCCTCGCCGACCACTGTCCGGGTTTACCGCCTTTGGAACCCGCCATTATTCTTTTGAACAAGCGTTTTCTCATTCCCGGCTTGGTGTAGTTACCGGCCTTGTTGACTGTAGATTTTTTCTTAGCCATAGTTCTTCCCTCCATCCATTCTCTTTGCTACGGCCTGCAAGAAGTCCATTTTTTTCTCCTTCTTGGTCATCTTCTTTGCGGCTTTCTTTGCAGCCTTTTTGGGAGCGGCTTTCGACCCCTTAGCTTTCTTCTTAGCTGAGTCACTCAACTCTTCAAAATGAAAGAGCTTCTGACTTTTATCGCTATGAGTTTTACCCGTGTGGACTTCTCCATTGGGCATTTTATGTGACCCTCCTTTGTGGATGGTCCCGTCTTTTAAGTAGTGTGGTACACCTTTCATTTTTTAGTTAGTCGTTTTGAGGTTCTTTCCCAAGCGGGGAAGAAAATTTCATCCATGCATCGAACAATCGCTTCTTCTTCGTAACGCTCGCAGTAACCCAAACCAGATATGGCGAATGCTGCGTGTATCATTTCGTGCCGTAGTGTTTCGTATAGGTCTTTACCTTTGAGGGTTTTATCTAGCGTTATTAGTTTTCTACGATGTGAGTAAAGGCCGTAACAATCGTCGTCCCCCAAATCTCTGAACTGTACCCGAACTCGGATTCCAGCCATAGTTATGCTTTTGGGGGCAGTCATCCGTCGGCATATTTATTTATGGCTCTTGCGTAGACTCCGGCGAGCTTTCCGCGATTGTTGTTAATCATCTGCCACTCCTCGCAGTTACTGCCGAAAAAGGGCTCTGCGATCACAGCGACACATGGTGTCTTCTTAAGAAAGTAACTGCCTCTTTGCCTAGAGGCTCGGGGCTTGGCTCCCCTAGATTTCATGTCAGGGTAGACCTCCTCCATCTCTTTTTTGAGCGCGTAGGCAAGCTCACTTCCCCCTTTACTAGCGTGCCAGTAAAGCCATTCGTGGCCTGTTGCAGTGGGGGTAGCAGAGTTAAAATGAAACTCTATTACGGCATCTACCTCGTCCTCTTTAAGTTGAGCTGCCAGATATTCTATGGCCCCCACATAATCAGGTTCTTTGTAGTCATCATAGATAACATAATCTACGCGCAACCCTTTCGCCACTCGGCGAACCAAATCAGAGTTGAACATAAACTCTGATATACTGTAGCCCGACTCCCGAGTCGTCATCGCACCTTCATCCCCTTTACGGGAATGCCCTACTGCTAACCCGATCTTCATTTATTAATTAAACGGTAAAGAGATGCTATTCCTACCGCGATACCAACAACGAGAGATCCTACTCGTAACCAATACTCAAATTGTTCCTGCATACTGGTAACAAGCCCAATGACCGGAGCGGCCATTCCTATTAAAGAATCAAAAATACGGGTATTTATCATTTGTCTCCGATAATAATTGCTCTGCGATAAGAGTAGTCGCTGTGGAATTTATGGTTCGGGCGACCGACTAAACTGCCTTCACAGAAGTGATACAACTCTCCCTCAATCAATGTGATGGTCGGGGGATCGAATAAGGCGCTCGCGTTCGCGCTTGATTCGTTGTGCCACCCGCTCGATCCGCAACTTGCTAGTAGGAGAGCCATCAGCGGCCAGCCTA